GGCAATTTGTTCCAGGCTTACGCGGGCACCGGTTCCGCCGCCATATCGATGGACAGCACGACGAAGAACATCATGTTCGTGGGTAACACGTTGTTGAACAACCAGGCCCCGGCGGTCATCGATGGCGGGACCAACAACCAGTTCAGCGCGACCAGCAACGACTACAATCCGTATATCTGGGGCAGCGGTAACGCGGCACCAAACGGGCAGGCGTGGGTGGACGGACGCGTTAATTTCAAAGCCGACACATACCTGATGGGTTCGACTTTCACCACGGGTCCGCTCGTCGCGCAGAACAGTGTTGTCGCGCAGCAAGGTATTAACATTGGCGTTGCATCTGGTTGTTACACGGGTATTTACGGAGGTGCCGCCGGCTCTGGTCAGGTGCAAATGCTGTTCGCCGGAGCGGATGCGAACATTGGACTGCTGATCCAACCCAAGGGCGGCGGCGTCGTGAATATCGGCGGCTCGCTGAATGTGCTTGGCGGTAATCTGGCTACCGACAACGCGATTTACGCGACAAACGCCAACGCCGCGATCATCGTGGGCTCGACCACGGCGACGGGAACGCCGTACATCGACTTCCATAGTTCGGGACACACGGGGCATGACGCCTGGATAATCGCCTCGGGAGGCACTGGGACACTTGATGGAAATCTCACGGTCGGTGCGTATTTACTGCTCGCCTCACAATTACAATTGAGTCGTGGCTTCAGCTTGTGGGGAAGCACTCCACCCGGAGCGAAGCCGGTCGTGACCGGCGCGAAGGGCGGTAACACGGCGTTGGCATCAGTGCTACAGGCTTTGGTTAATTACGGTCTGATCACGGACAGCAGCACATGAGTGCCACCGACAGCGGCATCGTCATTCCGGCGGATCAACTGAAATGTGGGCCGCACGCATGGCGACGCGCGGCGAAATGAATGTCCCCCTGGATCAAAGCCCTGGCTACTATAGGGAATAGTTAATGTATCTCAAGAAAACCAGTGCTAACCTAAATCCACGTGGTGAACAACCACAATCCAACTTGCAAATTAGCACGGTGCGTTCATTCGAGGGCGGACTGAACGTCACCGATACTGATCTCAACATGGCACCTAAGTATGCAAAGGTGTTGGATAACATTGAGCGTGCCATTGATGGATCACAGAGTGTGCGTCCAGGCACACAGCTTATCGTTACGCTCCCAGACACGAGTGATGTCGTCAACTGCTACTACTTCAACGACTACGTGATCAGTGTGCAGTTTAGTGGTGCCATTGTCAGATCGAAAGGCGATGGATCGTTTACGCCGTTGCAGAAAGCAGGTGCAAACTTGTGGCCTGCTGGTAGTGTTGAAGTGAACTTCACCATATTCAATAGTGATCTGATCATCGTCAATGGTCGTGACAAACCGATAATCATTAGCGGTGATCCAACCAATCCACGCTATATGGAAGTCGAGTTCCTGGTTGATCTTGCCACGGTATCGAACGTGAATACGCCTGTAGGCAAGTATGTGATTGCACATTCGCAATACACTATAATCGCAGGTGTTCCAAGTGAACCAAGTTCCATCTACATCTCGGCTAAGGGCACGAGTGGCACACACTTTGGCGACCCCGCTCCGAACGATGCTGTTGTCGTTGATCTTGGTCCTCGTGTATCTCTTGGCTCAGCGATTATCACTGGTATGGTCGCATATCGCGATAAGCTAATGGTCACGTTTGAGCGTGGTGTGTTGCCTGTAAACTTGGGAGTGTATACCGGCACACCGGCTGTGCACGCACCGACAGATGATGGCTTCATTGAAGAGTTTGGTTGCCTAACGCATCGCTCATTGGTGAGTGTAGGCGATGACACGTTCTATGCAGATAACGTCGGTGTCAATTCGATCTCACGGATCAACCAGTTCAACACTCTGCGTCCTATACGCGCAAGCCATCTTATCGAACCGCTAACCACTGAACTCATCCAGCCGCTAAGTCGTGCGGACATTAGCAAGTATGTGTTTGCAGTCTACGATCTGCGCAACTTCCGCTATATGCTATTCGTGCCACGATTTGAGGGTGGCGTCGTGGTGGAGACGGTATGCTTCAGCTACATGAACATACCAAGCCTGAAGGTGCAGGCATGGGCACGCTTGCGTGGATGGAAGTGGCAAGCTGCATGTCGCACATCATTACAGAATGTTATATTCGCAGGTGGACACAAGCTGTATGCATATGACTTCGGCAATCCTGATCTAGCGTTGGATTTCCAAGGTGATAACGCGGTTGCTGGTGGCAAGGGCGTGCCGATCACATTCGATTGGGAATTACCATGGGCTGATTTCAAACATCGCATGGATATTAAGGTATCGCGTTATATCGCAACCGATACACAAGGCACAGGGCAGTTCACAGTTGAGGCATACGTCGATAACATAGTCAACTACCATGGTGCACGTGCACCGATGCTATCCATGAAGTTCACTGCTGGTGACACAGCAGGATATGGTAATGTGCCGTATGGTGATTCGCCATATGGTGGTGGTAGGCAGACATCAGACGAGCGTCTGTTCGCATGGACTACGAAGTTCAAGCTACTCAAGCTGCGGTTCTTCGGCACAACCCGTCATAGGCTGAAATTCATCAGCGTATCAATCGCATACATACATGGTGGTATACGCAGATGACAACACTTACACACAACTTGCGTATGTATGTCCCCGACTTTGACCAAATCCCATGGGACACAGAGGTTAATGGCAACTGGCAAATCCTGGATGCCACCGTTGGTATGTTCACAGCCATACCCAATCTGGTTGGTGTATGGAAGAACTCAACCGCGTATACGTTTGGTCAATCAGTGATTGATGCAACTGATAGTAGCATATGGGAATGCCTGCAATCACACACGAGTAGCGATGCTCCTATTCTGTTCTCGAATGAACGTGTTTCGTTCCCAGCACGTTGGACACAGACAACACAGAGTGCACAATCATATGCGGCACAGGCTGCTGCCAGTGCAACTGCTGCTGCACAAGCGGCTGCTGATGCTCAGGCTGCTGCTGCTGGTGCTGCTAATAAGTTGCCACTTGCTGGTGGCACAATGACTGGCTTCATTACACTGAATGCTGATCCAACTGCTGTGTTGCATCCTGCTACGAAGCAGTATGTGGATGCACGTGTCGGTGCTACGGGATTTCTGCCTACTACTGGTGGCACGTTGACTGGTCCGCTGGTCGTATCGCATGGTATCACATACAACAACATGGTTGTTGGAGAACGTCGTGGTATGGCGTTTGGCTGGAATGGTTCCGCAGTTACCGCAATGGTAGATGGTGTTGGTGTATCGCCACTTGCATCGCAGACATTCCTTGCTGGTAATTATTTGCCGATCAGTGGCGGAACCATCACTGGTAATTTGGGTGTGAATGGACAAATGTTCACCACATCCAGTTATAGTATCAACAACAGTGGTGCATACTTTGCGAGTGATGGAGCAGTTACAGTTATTCGTTGGGATAGTGGTACATGGAATCTACGCTATACGCGCGCAACAGGTCAGCTTGATTATCTCAACAATGCAGGGACACAATTATTCTCGGTAAGTCCTGGCGGTGTTGGATACTTTGCAGCGGGAATGACTACTCCAGGTGCTATCGTATCTACTACTGGTAGCGTGTATGCACGTGGTGGTAACGTGTTCTGGGGAGCAGGTGATAGAGCAAAACTGAACAGTGACAATGCCACAGTCACTGAGGTGCATTTCCTAGATAACTACAGATTCCGTTTGCTTTGGGGAAACGGAACACTGCAATACCAGAATGCCAGTGATGTTACACTCCTATCACTTGATCCTGGTGGTAGTCTTGCAATACTCGGTAACATCTCTGCTGGTGGCCTTGTTCTTGCTGGTGGTTCTAACGCAGCACAGTTTGGTAATGGCGGCTCTGGTCGTATCATGCAGATGTCACCCAATTGGTATTGGGACTGGAACGTCAATAATGGTGTGATGGCGTGGATGGCAAACGGTGTACCATTCTGGATCATGCGTCCATCGGATGATTTGTGTTTCAACAACCTGGGTGCAGTTGGTGGAACATCATTCCCTATCGTGTCCGACGAGCGACTGAAGCAAGACATTGCACCACTTCGCTATGGCCTGGATGTGATCAAGCAGATCAATCCGATCACGTTCACACGTGTTGCGAACAACAAGCATGGTGTTGGCTTCTCAGCACAGAACGTGCAACTGGTTATTCCAGAAGCCATAACGCGCTTGGGCATTGAGTTGCCTGATGGCAGCGGTGGTATGGACAGTGATGAGCCAACACTCGGTGTTAGCACTGAGCCGATCATTGCTGCGCTGGTCAATGGTATGAAGGAAATCGCATCGCGTCTCGATGCATTGGAGAACAAATGAAACAGCAACCGATTCAACCAAACACACCGCTGAGCGTGACCATGAGTGCTGCTGAATGGCAGAATGTGATAAGCATTCTCAACAAGGCACCATACGATCAGGTCGTTGGTGCGATACAAGCCATTGTGACACAATGCATGGTTGCAGTTGATGCAGATCGTCCCGCTAACTGAAGAGAATGTCGGCTATGCGGTTGGACTTGCACATGAGTTACACGGTCTAGGATATTATGGCACACATGGCCCAGCATTCAACTGGGGACATTGCAAAGCCATGATGCTCTACACGATATCGCAGAAGGACTATTACTTTCGCCTAGCGGTAGTGGATGAACAATATGTTGGTGCGGTATGTGGCAAGGTGGTTCCGTTCTACTTCAGTCCCGACTTGATGGGAATCGAGGATGCATGGTATGTGCGTGAAGGCACACACAGCAGAGCCGCTATCGGTATGCGATTGATGAAGGGCTTCGTGGATTGGTGTATCGATACGCACAAGACTGTGTTGGTGCAGAGCGGTGACGTGGCTGGTATCAACACCATTGGGGTGGATGCGTTGTATAGGCATATGGGCTTCACACGGTTTGGGTCCATATACAAGTATGTGAGGACATAGGATGTTCACTCCCGGTGGTCAGATCGACCGGCTTAGCTTTGCTGGTATGCGTGGTGGAGGCAAAGGTGGAGGTGGTGGTGCACCTAACTACACACCGCCATCACCCATTGTGCTGACTGATCCAGTAACGGGTAGAGCGTATACGCAAGCGGTGGATATGTATGGCACACCACAGGGTGTGTCTGCACAGGACCAATTGAATGAGGGCATTGCAAAGCGAGAGACAGAAGCAAAAGCAGCAAGTGATGCTGCTGCGAAGAAGAAA